CAATGCAGCTCCCGCTTGCCGCCGCTGGCGGGCTGGGTCGGCGGATCGCCCGGCAGGACTTCCGCGTCGGGTTCGAGGAGGGCGAAGGCGGCTTGCACGCGGGCCAGGCGCTCGTCGCAGCAGTCACAGCGGCCCGGCTGATAGTCCTCGCCGCCGATGCTGTTGATGATGTCGCCGAGCAGCGTCTTGGCCGCGAGTTCGGCGCCGGCCGGGCTGGCGCCGTGGACGCTGTAGGCCGCGACGCCGTCGGGCTGCTCGTCGATGACGATGGCGACCATGGGCTTGCGGGTCTTGTCGGCCAGGGCGTGGGCGCCATCGCGCCAGCGGCTCAGCCAGGTCTTGGGAGCGCGGCCCATCAGGCGGCCCTCCGCAGCGGCTTGCCGGCGGCGCGGATCGCGGCCTGCAGCTGGGGGCCGTCAGCGTGGGGAAGGACGACGGTGGCGATCCAGTCGGTCGGCCCGCCGGCCCGGTCGCCGACCTTGATGTTGAAGCCTTGGAAGGTCTCGGACGTGTCGTAGGCGCCGACGCACGGCGCCACCGACAGGGCCTGCTTGCCGCGTAGAGCCTGGATGCGCAGCGCGACGGCTTCCAGCGACGGGTGTTCCTCGACGCCGACGCCGAGGCCCCGGATCAGGGTGAACGGAGGGATGGCTTCGCGAGGCATCAGGCGCGCCCCGCTTCCAACTGCGCCGCCTGGGCGAACGCGGCGGTGGCGGCGCGGGCCATCCGGCGGGCCGGATCCCGCAGCGGCTTCTGGCGCAGCGCGGTGGCGGCGTCGTTCAGCTGGCGCGCGGCGGTGCCGGCGGTGGCCGGGGCCAACGTCCAGCGGACGCCGCCGACGGCCACGTCGACAACAACCTGAGCCTTACGACCGGCTTTGACGTCGACGCGGTGTGAGATGGTCGCCGCCGCAGGGTGCGGCGACAACATGAGGCAGTCGACGAGCGTGTCGACGACGGATTGACTGGTGCGCATAGCGTCCTCTCCCGACTTCGGACCGAAGCAGGACGCTACGTAGTGGACTATTCGTCCTAATTGTCAATGTGGTGTCTAGGACTATCGAGGACCGATCGTCATGGACGGTTCGTTAGCATGGCCAATCAGTCATAGACGGCAGAACACCGTATGAAGGGCCTTCACGCTGGTCGCAGGGTAACGAAGTTCGCGGTCTTCGTTGTACTGGTGGGCGAAAACCTGGCCGTCGCGCTGGCCCTTATAGGTCTTCACCACGCCCGAACCGTCGTTGAACTCAATGAGCGCATCGCGGTCGCGGGTTGGCGGGACGTTACGCTGAATGACCAGCGACTCGCCGTCAAAGATGCGCGGCTCCATGCTGCTGCCCAGGGCGCGGACCACAAAGACCTCCCCGCGAGGAGCCATGCCCATGGGCAGCTCCATCCAGTCGATGATCTCGCCGGTATTGAAGGCGATGCGGTCTCCGCCGGACGCTGCTGCGTAGCCGTACACCGGTACTCGCAGGTGGGCCGGCTCGTCGCGAACGGCCCTGCTATCGGGCGTAAAGGTCATAGCCTCAGCGCTAGCAAAGGCCTCGTCCGGGCTGTCGAGAAACTCCTCGATCGCCTGACTTTCTTTGATGGTCAGGCCGCCACCTTTCCCGAGCTTGCGGGCTAGGTAGCTGGGATCCATCTTGAGGTGTTTCGCCAAGCGGTGCTTGGCCCCGCGCTTCATCTGCACGAGGCGGTCAGCAACGTCATGCCAGTCCGTAAGGTCGCTCATAAGAGCGACTATCGGCGGACGCATCGCAACGGCGCTATTGACGGATAGTCCCAAATCAGTCCAGCCCAATAGGACGACAAGTCATAGACGGATCGTCCTTATGCAGGAAGGCGCTACCTACGGCAATGCTTCGACAGCGGAATCACCTGTCGAGCGAGTGATGCGCGTGTTCGGCTCGGCGCGCGCCACGGCCATCGCAGGGCTCACCACGGGAGCCTTGATCAAATGGAACCGCGCCTTGAGCAAGGGCGGCGGCGGTGGCCTCGTGCCGGCGAAGTACCAGGGACGGTACCTCCGCGCGGCGCAAGAGGAAGGCCTTCCCCTCACGGCGGAAGACTTCATTGCGGAGCCGCGTCCATGACCCGCACGCCTCACGCCACGTCGGCGGATATCGCCAAGTGGAAGCGCCTGGCCAAGGAAGCGGCCCGCGCCAGTGGCGACGCCTCCGTGCCGCTGGGCGATCTGGAGAAGGCGACCGCCGCCGCCCGGCGCGCGATCGTGCCCGTTGGGGTGATCGACAAGAACAACCCGTTTGTCCGCCTGGTTCGCACCTCGCAGCGGTATCTCGCCAGTGACCGCGACCGGGTCGAGCTGGCTTCGGACTTGGCGGTGCTGTCGCAGACTTGCGAGGCCCAGCTGGTTCCTCCCCCCGATCCCTCGGCCCTGGCACGCGAACCGCGTTCGCGTCTGCCTTACGCTGACGAGTAAGCGCCATGACGGGGGGCGCTCACTTCAGCTGGACGGTCGGGGCGCTCGAAGATCTGCGCGCCTTCAACCGTATCGACGGCGATCTGAAGAAGCTCGCCCACATCATGGGCTGCACCTCGCAGGACGTGGACCAGGCGCTCTGGTTCCTCCTCGGCCGCAGCCCGGAAGAGGCCCTTGAGGCCATGCATCATCACAAAATGGGGGCCTGCGCGTGAGCTGGGGCAACGATCAAAACCTTCGCATCGAAGACCTGCCCGACTTCGCCACGCGCGCGCGGGGGATCCTCCGCCACTCTGGTGCCACCACGCTTGCGGACGTCGCCGCCAATCGTGGCGCTTGGCGAGACCATCCGCTGGCGACCAAGACGGTGATCGCCCATGTCGAGGACGTACTCGCCGAGTACGGCGCGCCGGCATGAAGGCCGCCCCGTCAGGAAGCACCGCGGTTATGGCCCGCCGGGTCGCCGGGGCCGATGACGAGGATGCGCAGCGGAAGCTGTGGCGCGCGCTGGACTTCTATCCGACCCCGCCCTGGGCGGCGCGCGCCGGCGCCGAGCTGATCAAGCGCATCGACCCGCAGGCGCAGTCGGCGTGGGAGCCGGCCTGCGGCGAAGGCCACATGGCCGAACCGCTGGGCGCCTACTTCGACACGGTACACGCCAGTGACATCCATCCGCACGGCTATGGCGCGGTGTACGACTTCCTGGCCGCCGGGCCGGGCGAGCGGTTCCCGGTCGATTGGGTAATCACGAACCCGCCCTTCCTGCTGGCCAGCGAGTTCCTGCAGCGCGGCCTGGAGGTGGCCTCGCGCGGCGTCGCCTTGCTCTGCCGCCTGGCGTTCCTGGAGTCCGAGACCCGGTATCAGTTGCTGTATGGCGACACGCCGGTGACGATCGTTGCCCCGTTCACCGAACGGGTGGCGATGCAGCTGGGCTCTTGGAACCCGAAAGGCGCGACGGCCACAGCCTACGCCTGGTTCATCTGGGTCAAAGGCTCGACGATGCGCGCCCAGCTGGATCCGATCCCGCCGGGCGCCAAGCGCCGGCTCAGCCGGACGGCCGACGTTCAGCGCTTCGCCCTGATGAGCGACGCGCCGCTGCTCGATGGCGGCGAAGCATGAGCCAGTTTCTGCGCGCCGCCATGGACTATGCCCGCAGGGGGATCGCGGTCTTTCCACTCCAGCCGCGCGACAAGGCGCCGTACGGCCGCACCATCGGCTTCAAGCAAGCCGCGCATATGCCGGGCCTAGTCGAGGACTGGTGGACCGGCCGGCGCTGTCTCGAGTTGAAGCCCGACGCCAAGAACAAGGCGCCGGTGCGCGCCCGCATCGACAGCAACATCGGCATCGCGACCGGCGCGATCTCGGGCTTCTGGGTTCTGGATCTCGATGGTCCCGAGGCCGAAGCGGCGATCGCCCGCCTGGAAGCCCTGCATGGCCCGCTGCCGAAGACCGTCCAGCAGGCGACGGGGCGCGGGCGTCACCTGTGCTTCGCCTGGAACCCGGCCTTTCCGGTGCGCAACATGAGCAAGCGCAGCCAGGAGCGGATCGGCGCGAAGATCGATGTGCGCGGCGACGGCGGCTACATCGTCGCGCCGCCGTCGGTACACCCAGGCAAGCCCGAGGAAGGAATTCCGCCGGGGCGGATCTACGCCTGGACGCCGGGCTGCTCGCCCCAGGAGCTGGCTTTCGCCGAGGCCCCGGCCTGGCTGCTGGAACTGGTCTGCCCGCCCCCGGAACCTGAACCCGTCCGCGCACCCATCAAACCTCGGGCGCCGGCGGCTGGTCGCGCGAGCGCCTATGGCGAGGCCGCTCTCGACGGCGCGGTCCGGACGATCCACGGCGCGCGCGTCGGAAGCCGCGACACGACCCTTTATCGCGCCAGCTGCTCGATCGGCTGTCTGATCGCCGGTGGCGAGATCGACCACGATTACGGCCGATCGGTGCTGATCGAGGCCGGGCGGGTCCACGTGCCCGACGCCATGACCGTCGCCCAGCTGGAGCGCCAAGTGGACCGCGCCCTGGCCTGGGGTGAGAGCCGCCCGCGATCGGCGGGCGAGCGCCCGCGCCAGCGCAGCGTCCAAACCGAACGGCAGGCGTCGGCGACCAAAGGGGTAGAAGCCATCCGGGAGGATGGGGCGACCGAAGCGGCGCGACTGTGGGACTCGGCGCGATCGGCCTGGTGCAAGGCGACGACGCACTGGTTCGAGGCGCGCGGCCTTGCAGGCACACCCTGCGGCGCGACAGAGGTGCTCAATCGCTTCCGCGTCCATCCGAACGCGCCGATCGGCGGCGGGCGCACCGGGCCGTCGCTGATCGCCCCGCTCGTGCGTCAGGACGGCGACCCGATCGAGGCCCTCGCGGTCCTGCCGTTCGAAGCCGACAGGATCACCCATCTCGTCGGCGACAGCGACGGGCGCGTCGTCATGCTGACGCCTCTGCGCCCCGGCCATGAGCCGGAAAGCCTGATCGTGGCCCTGGATCTCCAGGACGCTTGGTATCTGCTGACCCAGGCTTGGCGCGAGGAGATCTCGGCCGGCGCGGTGATCGCGCCGCGTCTCTCGACCTTCGCGGGCGGGGCGCTGGGTGACCGCTGGGGGCGTATCGACCCCGACGCGCCCGCCCATGACCCGACACGGCCGCCCTGGCGCGCGAGCGATCAGCGCAGCGTCTGGCTGGCCGTTCGCCGTGACATTCGCGGTCCCGAGATGCGGGCGCGCGCCTTCGGCGGCGGCTCTCGGCCGGTGCGCCTGGAAGGCGACGAGGCTAGCCGGTTCTACGGCGGCCTCGCGACCCAGGCCTGGCAGCGGCCGGCCGACGACTTCAATCCCGCGAACCGGGTTCGCGTGATCGGCCCGCTCGGAACGGGCGGCTTCAATGTGGGAGGACAGGTGTAGTGGCCGACGGTGAGTTTCCGGGCGCGGCGCCCATGAGCGCTGGCCCCTCGGCAGCTGAATTGAGCGGGTACCCGCTGAATGACTTCGGCAACGCCATGCGCTTCATTCGCCTGGTGGGCGGCGAGGTCGACAAGGACGGCGACGTCCGCGAGCTGTCGGCCGCGACGGTGCTTTACGTGCGCAACCATGGCTGGGTCGGCTTCAACGGCCGGCATTGGGATCTCAAGGCCGGCGAGGGCCTGGCCCGGAAATGGGCGGCGAAGGTCGCTCGCGGCATGCACGCCCAGGCCGAGATCCTCTCGCAGCAGATCTCGGCGACGGGCACGGCGTCCAAGAAGGACATCGAGGCGCCCTACGACTTCGCCGAGAGCTGCGGCAACAGCGGGCGCATGGACGCCATGCTGAAGGTGGCCAAGACGTACCTGGAAGTCGAGCTTGAGGCCTTCGATCGCGATCCGCTGGCGCTCAACGTCAGGAACGGGACGCTGTTCTTCCGTCGAAAGCGCGACGCCAAGGGCAAGGTGGTCGGCGCGGACTACGAGTTCCGCGAGCGCCACGACCCATCCGACCGCATCACCCGCATGGCAGAGGTCAGCTATGACCCGAAGGCCCAAGCCCCGACCTTCCAGGCGGTGCTAGCGACGTGGCAGCCGCAGGAAGCGCTGCGCCGCTATCTCCAGGTGCTGACCGGCTACGGCTTCACCGGCGACACGTCCGAGCAGATCTTCATCATCTTCCAGGGCCTGGGGCGCGACGGCAAATCGACCTTCATGAACATGCTGCGGAAGCTGGCCGGCAGTTACGCCGCGACCGCCGACGTGAAGACCTTCCTGGAGCAGTCGGCCAAAGGCGGCGGCGACGCCAGTCCCGACCTTGCGCGCCTGGCCGGTGACACGCGGCTGATCTCGACCGCAGAGCCGCCCAAGAACGCCAAGCTGTCGGACGATCGGATCAAGAGCTTCACCGGCGGCGGCAACATTACGGCCCGCCATCTGCGCGAGGGCATCTTCGAGTTCGAGCCGGTCGGCAAGGTCTTCATGGAGTGTAACGGCAGGCCCCAGCCCCAGGGCTCCGACGAGGGGATCTGGCGACGGCTGAAGCTGCTGCTCTGGGAAAACCAGATCCCCAAGGGGACCGAGGACAAGGAGCTGCCGGGCAAGCTGGCGGCCGAGTGGCCCGGCATCCTCAATTGGATCGTCGAGGGCATCGTCCGATGGCTGACCGAGGGCGTGAAGGATCCGCCGCGCGTGCTCGAAGCGATCGAGGATTACCGCAAGGGCTCGTCCAGCTTCGCCGAGTGGGTCAGCGACAGCCTGGTTCTGGACAAGCAGGCGGTGACGCCGGCCAAGGAGTTGTACGACAGCTACAAGACCTTCATCACCGACCGTGACGAGAAGCCGATGAGCCAGACGGCCTTCGGCCGGGCGCTCGCGGACCTTCAGGTCATCCGAGGCAAGCGTGACAGCGTCGGCCGCGTCATGCGCAGCGGTGGCCGTCTGAAGACCGACGCCGAGCGCGCGGCCGAGACAGCGGCCCTGTCGGAGGATGGCGCCGGCGGCTCTTCGGGTATGGGCCTTGGCGGCGCGTCGGGCTTCGACATCCCGCCAGACGAGGACGATGACGACGGCCCGTTCCCCGATGGATAGGCGGCGCGGGCTGAACAGTCCTGAACAGTTTGAACAGTTGAGCGCTGGGGCAGAGGCCCCGCCGAACAGTTCGAACCCTTCGGCGGCGGCGGACTGTTCAAATACTAAAGGACTGAAAAGACTGTGTTTCTGAACAGTCCGAACAGTCCGAGGAGTTTTCGCTAGCCGGGGCCTTGTGAGGCGAGTGCGGGCAGGCGTGGCGTTTGTGGGTGTGTGAGGCGGGTATCTGTTCGGCGTGTTCGGTGGGTGTGTCGAGGCGTCGTTTTTTGGGTCGGGAGAGGTTGAGGTGATCAAATCCATCAAGAAAGAAACCAAGGGTAAGGCTGGCCGGAAGGCCAGCGGGCTGCGCGACCTGTCGCCTGAAGCCGCTCGCTTGGCGATCAGCCGCGCCGCGCTGCGGGCGATCGAGACGCCGCTGCCCGCCGACCTGTCGGTGGCGGCGCAGCAGGCCCGCCGCGCGGAGATCGCTCGGGTTGGCCTGAAGCGCGAAGCGAACCTGGTTCGCGGCGCGGTCGCCCTGCAACAGACCGCCATCAAGGCCACGGGCATGTCGGGCGGCGTCCCGACCTTGGAGCGCCTGCTGCGCGACGACGTCTCGATGGCCAGCTTGCAGACGGTCGAGGACGGCGAGTTCGCTATCCGGCCGGTCATGCGCAGCAAGACGATGCAGGAAGTGCTCGTCGGCTGCGGCGTTGAACGGGCGGTCGCCTGGGCGGGCGAGGAATTCATCGCCGATGTCGAGCGCGCGACGATTGGACGCCTGACCGCCAGCTATGGCGAAGGCCTCGGCGGCGCGGCGACGGCCGAACCGCTGCGCGTACTTCAAGCCCTGGACCGTCTCGGCCGAGCGCAAGAGCGCTTGACCCGTAAGGAGCGCGTGGCGGTGTGGGGCTTCCTGGTGCTCGGCATGTCGGCGACCGACGTAGGCTGGGCCTTGGTGGGCAACGCGCTGGCCAAGCCGAAAGGCGGCGAGCGGGACATGCGCACGGCCACGGCCTTGGTCGTTGAAGCGGCCCTCGAACGGATGGCGGTCTTCTACAAGTCGGTGGCTTGACAAAAACGGCACTTTAATCGCATTGATTTCCTCACGCACAGAGTTGCGCCTGAAGCCCGCCCGGCCCCGAGCCCGGCGGGCTTTTTCGTGGCCCGACGCTGGCGCGTGCGTTCCCCTCCCAAGATCCTGCGGCGCTCGCCCTGATCCAGGGCGGGCGTCCTTCTTGGAGCGCCATGCCCTCTCAGCCCCGCATCTTCCGGCCTGGCGGCTCGCGCTCGCGGGCCGATGCTCGCCGCGCCTACGACGCCACGCGGCGGGATCGTCATGCCTGGCGCGCTTGGTACGGCCTCGCCCGCTGGCATCGCATCCGCGCCCGCCAGCTGCGCGACCATCCGCTCTGCGCCCTGTGCGAAGAGGACGGCCTCGTCGTCCCCGCCACGGTCTGCGACCACGTCGAGCAGCACGGTGGCGACGAGGAGAAGTTCTGGTCGGGTCCGTTTCAGTCGCTGTGCAAGCCCTGCCACGATCGCCGAAAGCAGGCCGAGGAGGCCGCCGCCCGGCGGGCCGCCCCCCGGCCGCGCGCCGGTGGGGGGGCATCGAAAGTCTGAGGCCGCCCGTCCCCCACACCGGCGTCCCAAGCACGCGCATTTCTCCGCGATATTCTGCAGAACATTTTTTTAGAGGGAGGGGCGCATGGGCCGACGCCCTGATCCCGCGAGCGTCCAGCACGCGAAAGGCAATCCCGGCAAGCGGCTCTCGAAGGCCGAGCGCCAACGTCTGGAGTCGGAGCGCCTGGCGGGCCTGATGGCCGCCGCCCCGGCGGCCGGCGCGGACCCGCTATCGCCGCCCGCGTTCCTGGACGAGCGCTTCGGCCCGGCCCTGGCGATCTGGCGCGAATATGCGCCGAAGCTGGCGGCCACGAACCGCCTGGGCGAGCTGCACCGCCATACCTTCGCGCTGTTCTGCGTCTACATGGGCGAGTGGGTGGCCGCGAACGAAGAGATCGTCACCAAGGGCGCGACCCAGCGGATCAAGAACGTCTCGGGCTCGTACCGCGAAGTCGACCGCCCGGCGGTCTCACGCCGCGCCACGGCGTTCGCCGCCGTCATGGAGCTGTCGGAACACTTCGGCTTCACGCCGCACGACGAGTACGCGCTGATGAAGGACCAGGTGGCGATGGGCCAGCTGGGGCTCTTCGGCAACGCGAAACCTGCCGCCGGCGCAGCGCCGCAACCCGAACAGCCTGCGGCGGCCACCCAGGCTGAAGACCCGATCGGCGCCCTCGGCCGCATGGACTCGGCGCCGCCGCGCCCGCACTGACCATGACGCGCGACGAGGCGTCGGCCGGCGCCTCGCCGGACGCGATCCAGTCCAGCCACGGCGAGGGACTGTGGCCTCTGCCCGACTGGCTGAAGTCGGTCGAGGAGGATCCGACCTACGCCTGGGTGATCACCCAGTGGAAGCGCGCGGCGGGGGTGCCTGGTGCGTGGTTCGACTACGCCAAGGCCCAGGGCGCGGTAGACCTCTGGCCGAAGATCTTCACGCTCACCGAGGACCGCTTCGCCGGGAAGCCCTTCCGGCTGGTGCTCTGGCAAGAGCTGATCGTCCGCATGCTCGTCGGCTGGAAGGTCCCGGTGGACCTGCTGGACGAGGAGACCGGCGAGCCCAAGGTCGAGCAGGTTCGGCTGTTCCGCCGGCTGATGCTCTGGATCCCGCGCAAGAACGGTAAGAGCGAGTTCCTGTCGGCGCTGGCCCTGCTGTTCTTCGTGCTGGACGGCACCGTCGCCGGCCAGGGCTTCGCCTTCGCCCGCGACGAGAAGCAGGCCAAGATCGTCTTCGACAAGATGAAGGCGATGGTCTTCGGCGAGCGGTCGGACGGCAAGCCGCCGCCGCTGGCCAAGGGCATCGTCGGCTTCAAGAAGTCGCTCTGGATCCCGAAGATCCGCGCTCTGTTCGAGTTGCTCACCGGCAAGGCCGAGGGCAAGCACGGCAGGTCGCCCACGGTCATCGTCGGCGACGAGATGCACGAATGGGAGAGCCTGGATCTCTCCACGACGCTGCGCCAGGGCACCGGCGCCCGCCTGCAGCCGATCGAGCTATACGCCTCGACCGCCGGCCTGAAGGACAAGGTTGTCGGCTACGGGCTCTGGGAAGAGAGCCGCGCTATCCTCGACGGTCGCATCGACGATCCGACCACCCTGGTCGTGATCTTCGCGGCCGATCCCGACGCCGATCCATTCGACGAGAAGAACTGGCCTGGCGCGAACCCGTCGCTGGGCCTGTCGCCAACGATGGCCTTCCTCCGCCGCGAGGCGGCGCTGGCCAAGGACAACCCGCGCGCCGAGGCGCATTTCCGCCGCTACCACCTCAACCAGTGGGTCGACAGCCTCGTCCGCTGGCTGAACATCAAGCGCTGGGACGCTTGCGCCAAGGACAAGAAGGCCTGGAAGCGGTTCCCCAAGGACCTGCTGGGCCGCAAGTGCTTCCTGACCATCGACGTGTCGTCGACCCAGGACGTTACCGCGCTGGTGCTGCTGTTCCCGCCCGTCGAGGCGGGCGAGCCCTGGAAGCTGGTCTGCCGCTTCTGGGTCCCTGAAGAGACACTGGCGAACCGGGTTCGCAACGATCGGGTCTCCTACGACAAGTGGCAGTCGATCGGCGCGCTGGAGACGACGGACGGCGACTACGTCGACCAAAACGCCGTTTATGAGGCGGTGCTGGAAGCGTTCAACGACTACGAGATCGAGCTGCTCGGCTACGATCCGTGGAATGCCCGCAAGCTGATCGGTGACCTGCAGAAAGCTGGCGTCGATCCCGAAAAGATGGTCGAGATCCGGCAGGGCATCCCCTCGCTGGGCGAGGGCACCAAGCACTTCGAGCGCCTGGTGTACGCCGGCCAGATGGACCACGGCGGCAACCCGATGCTGCGCTGGATGGCCGGCAACGCCGTCGTTCGCTTCGACGAAAACATGAACTTCGCCCCGGCGAAAAAGAAGTCGCGCGAGAAGATCGACGGCATCGTGGCTGCGGTCATGGGCTGCGTCCTGGCCTTCTATGAAGAGCCCGAGGACGAGACGATCGGCGGCGGCGTGGTGGAGGTCTGATGCTCGGATCCAAACCCAAGGCCTCCGCCGCGTACCGTCCGCTCGTCCTCGACGAACCGGTCGATCGCCCCCAGGCGGCCACCACCTTCCTGTCGTCGGATCTCGAAGCCTGGCAGGGCCTGTTCCCTGACCTGGGCGTCGGCGTCTCGCCCGACACGGCCATGCGTCACTCGACGGTCTATCGCTGCGTCTTCCTGATCGCCTCGGCGATCGCCAAGGCCCCGCTGCTGTCCTTCCGACGCGGTGAGGACGGCTTTGACGTCGAGCTGGTGGACCACCCGACGGCCCGTCTGCTGAAGGACCGGCCGAACCCGCGCATGACGCCAACGATCTTCTGGCGTCTGGTCGTGTCGCAGATGCTGCTGCGCGGCAACGGCATCGTCTGGATCGAGCGCAAGCGTTCGGGCGAGCCTGTGGCGCTGTGGCCGATCCCAATGGCGCGCACGACGATCAGCCTGCGGAATGGCCGGCTGCGCTACCAGCTCACGCTCGACGACGGCGCGATCGTCATCGCCGACCAGGACGACGTGTTGCACTTCCCCGGCTCGACCGAATGGGACGGCCTGAAGTGCAAGACCCCGATCCAGGCGATGGGCGCATCGGTCGGCATCGGCCTGGAAGCCGACCGCTACGCCCGCGCCTTCTTCGAGAACGACGCGACGCCGCCGAGCTACATCACCTATCCGAACCAGTTCAAGAACGCCTCGGGCCAGGCCGACGAGATCCGCCGCGTCTGGAAAGATCGCTTCGGCGGCGCCAACCGGCACTCGGGTCCGGCCGTCCTCGACCAGGGCGGCGAGGTCAAGCAGCTGGCCATCACGGCCGAAGACGCCCAGCTGCTGGAGACGCGCAAGTTTCAGGTCGAGGACATCGCCCGGCTGTTTGGCGTGCCCCGTCCGCTGCTGGCCATGGACGACACGACCTGGGGCTCGGGCGTCGACAGCCTGGGCCTGCTCTACCTCGTCCACACCCTGGACCCGCACTTCGTGGCCATCGCCCAGGAGTGCGGCTGGAAGCTCTACACGCCGTGGGCCGTCTACTGCGCCCACGATCCCGAGGCCTTGACGCAGTCCGACACGAAGGGCCGCTCCGAGGCCGATCGTGTGGCCCTCGGCGGCTCCGCCGGCCCTGGATACATGACCCAGAACGAGGTCCGTCGCCGTCGCCGCCTGCCCCGCAGCAGCGATCCCAACGCCGACAAGCTGACCGTCTGGACCCCCAAGCAACAAAAGGACACCGGCGATGCAAAAGCTGATCCAGCTGCTGGCCAGCAATAAGGACCGCGGTTCACGGCCGAAGGCCGAAGCCTCGGGCGACGAGGCCACGGTCTACCTGTACGACGCCATCGGGTACTGGGGCGTCGAGGCCTCCGACTTCGTGAAGGATCTGAAGGCGATCGACGCCAAGACGATCAACCTTCGCATCAACTCGCCGGGCGGCGACGTCTTCGACGCCCGCGCCATGAAGGTGGCGCTGGAGCAGCACCCGGCCAAGATCGTCGCCCACATCGACGGCCTGGCCGCCTCGGCCGCCTCGTTCATCATGCTGGCGGCCGACGAGATCCGCATCGCCGACGGCGCCTTCGTGATGATCCACAACGCCTGGGGCCTTGCCATCGGCAACGCGCAGGAGATGCGCGCCACGGCCGACCTGCTGGACAAGGTCGACGGCACGATCGTCAACGACTACGTGGCCAAGACCGGCAAGACCGCCGACGAGGTCAAGGCCTGGATGGCCGCCGAGACGTGGTTCACCTCGGCCGAGGCCGTCGAGCATGGCTTCGCCGACAGCATCGCCGACAAGCAGAAGGCCGACGCCTCGGCGGCCAACTTCGATCTTTCCGCCTACCGCAACGCGCCCAAGGCGCTGCGCGAGCCGGCGGCGAAAACCTTCGATGCGATGGCGAACGATCGCCAGCGCTACGAAGCCCGGCTCGGTCTCTACGAACGCGCCGCCTAAGCCCGCCCCCGCAAGGGCGTCACACCCAAGCCGCCAGGGACCTCCCGGCGGCTTTTTTCATGGAGACTACTGATGTCGAAAGGCATTCAGGCCCTGCGGGAACAGCGCACGGCCCACGCGAAGGAAGCTCGCAACATCCTGGACACCAAGACCGGGAAGGACTGGACGGCGGAAACGGCCGCCGAGGTCGACGCCCTCTACGCCAAGATCGACGATCTGGACGGCCAGATCGAACGCTTCGAGCGCGCCCTCCAGCTGGAAGACAGCCTCGACCAGCGCGGCCAGCAACGCGCCGAACGTTCGGGCCGCTCGGTCGACGAAGAAGCGCACAACGTCGCCACGGAAAAGGGCATCTTCGACGCTTGGTGCCGTGGTGGCATGGATCAACTGAGCGACGAGCAGCGCGAACACGTTCAGGCCCGCCGCAACGAAGCCCGACGCCTGTACGGCGCTCAATCGGTCGGCACCGGCTCGCAGGGCGGCTATCTCGTCCCGCGCGACTTCGCCGGCACGATGCTGGAGAAGATGGCGGCCTGCGGCGGCATGCGTGAAGTCGCCGACATCCTGCAGACGGATGGCGGCAACTCGATCGACTTCGCGACGGTCGACGAGACCGGCCAGGAGGGCGAGCTGGTCGCGGAAAGCACGGCGGCCAGCGGCGGCGACATCACCTTCGGCACCACGGCGATCGACGCCTACAAGTACGGCTCGAAGGTGGTGACCATCCCGATCGAGCTGCTGCAGGACGGCCGCGTCGATATCGAGGCCTACGTCAACCGCGCCCTGGCCGAGCGTATCGCCCGCATCACGAACCGCCACTTCACCGTGGGCGATGGCACGAACAAGCCGCGCGGCGCCGCTGTCGCCGCCGCCCAGGGCAAGGTCGGCGCGACGGGCCAGACCGCCGCCGTCACCTATGACGACTTCGTCGATCTCGAACACTCGGTGGACCCGGCCTATCGCCGGAACGGCTCGTGGATGTTCCACGACCAGACGCTGAAGGTGGTCAAGAAGCTGAAGGACAGCCAGGGCCGCCCGCTGTGGCGTCCGGGCGTCACCGGCGGCGATCCGGACGACATCCTGAACTACCGTTACACCATCAACCAGCACATGCCGCAGATGGCCGCGAACGCGAAGTCCATCCTGTTCGGCGACTTCAAGAAATACCTCATCCGCGACGTGATGGCGGTGACGCTCTTCCGCTTCGCTGACAGCAAGTACATGGAAAAGGGCCAGGTGGGCTTCCTGGCCTGGTCGCGCCACGACGGCGACCTGATCGACGCCTCGAACGAGTCGATCAAGCACTACGCCAACTCGGCCACCTAAGCCGACGCCGCCGGCCGGGCATCTTGCCCGGCCGGGGCTCTCTTCCCCTCTCGCGACAGGATCGGACGCCATGTTCGTCAAGATGCTCACGGCCATGGCCGGAGACTCGTTCTCGTATGACCACGGCGCCGTGGTCGAAGTCGAAGCCAAGACCGGCAAGGCCTGGCTCAAGGCCGGCATCGCCGAGGCGGCGCCCGACAGCGAGGCCCTGAAGACCCAACTGGCCACGGCCAGCGATACCGCCACCCAGGCCACGGCCCGCATCGCGGAGCTGGAAGCCGAGGTGGAGCGGCTAACGGCGGAACTCGAGGCCTTGAAGGCCCCGCCGGCCGACGAGACCCCCCCGGCCGAAGGCGGCGAGTGATGGCGGACCCGGTCGAAGTCCCGGCCGGGCCGCTCGTCACGCTGGACCTGGCCAAGCAGCACCTGGGCGTCTGGTCCGATGAGACCGACGCCCTGATCACCCTCTACATCAACGCCGCCAGCGACCGGATCCGCACCCGCCACGTCTTCGGCGATCCGGTCCCGGCCAACGTCCAGGCCGCCACGCTCCTCATGGTCGAAGACCTCTATGACCCGCCCGAAGCGGCGGCGGCCGAGCAGCGCCTGAAGACGATCGACAACCTGCTGCGTCCCTTCGAGACGCCCGAGGTCTAGGAGGCCGCGCCATGGCTTGGGTCGAGTTCACCGACAAATTCCGGTTCGTGCCGCCGGCTGATCGACGGGTCACCGTGCGCTATAGCGCCGGCCAACGCCTGTCGGTCACTGCGGAGTGCGCCCGCCAGGCCGTCGAGGCCGGCGTCGCCAAGCGGATCAAGGCGCCGGCGCGCGGCGAGGTCCCGGACGGCGCGCCTGAAGAGACCGCCGAGGCGAACCCGGTTCGCGAGGACTGAGATGCGGGCCGGCGAGTTCCCCGAGCGCATTCAGTTCCAGCAGCGCGGCGAGGACGAGAACGGCGACCGCCTGGGCGACTGGGAGGCCGAGGACCGCTTCAAGACCGCCGCGCGCTACACCTATCTGCGGGGCGGCGAGACCGTCATGCAGTCGCGCCTGACCGGCGTTCAACCCGTGGTCATCCGGGTGCGGACCTCGGCGACGATGCGCGAGGTGACCTCGGACTTCCGCATCCTCGATCTGCGGTCGGGGGAGGCCTTCAACATCCGGTCGGTGATGCCCGATCGGCGCCGGAAGATCATCGACTTCACCTGCGATACGGGCGTCGCCGATGGGTAAGACCCGCATCGAGGGACGGCTTGAGCTCAAGCGCAAGCTGAACCGCGTCGCAGCCGCGCCCCGTGAGCCGCTCGAAGCCGAGGTCGATTGGGAGGCGAAGGATCTGGTCAAGCGCATGAAGCGCATCGTCCAGCGCCGCACCGGCAATTTGGCGGCCTCGATCCGCGAAGAGCCTGGCCCGACCGACATGTCCCGCGACGTGAAGGCCGGCGGCCCCCTGACCACCAAGCCTGTCCGCAACTCCAAGAAGGGCAACGCCCCGCACTACGACTACGCCCTGGCCGATGAGTACGGACGCGAGGGCCAGGAAGCGGACCCGTTCTTCTGGACCACTGTCCGGTCGCGTCGGAAGACGTACCGGCGACGCCGGGCCACGGCGTTGAACAAGGCCGTGAAGGCGGCGGTGAAGTGATGAAGGATCCCGCCGGCCCTATCTGCAAGGCGATCGAGAACAGGCTTCGCGACGACGCTGCGGTCAAGGCCAGCATGGGCGGCAAGACCCGGTTCTACGACCGCGTGCCGCCCGAGCGCGTCTTCCCTTACATCGCCCTCGGCCCTGTCGAGGTCGACTTCGAGGACGAGACCGACTGCCTCAGCGGCGCGGAGACCGTCGTCCAGCTGGACGTCTATTCCCGCGAGGTGAAGTCCGACGAGATCCGCGCCGTCGCCGGCGCCGTGGTCGAGGCCCTCCGCGCCGAGCTGGCGCTGGTCGGGCACGACGTCATCGATCAGGCGGTCAGCGCCGCCCGATACCTGGGCGATCCGGACGGCCTCAGCCGTCACGCCGTCCTGACCATCCGGTTCGATACCGAACCTTCTTAACCATTGCCGCCCTGGCGCGGCCTTTCCCGGAGACAACCATGGCCTCGGTCAAGGGCATCAAGCTCGTGCTGAAGGTGGGCAACGGCGCCTCACCCGAAGTGTTCACCGCCCGTTGCAGCCTCAACGCTCAGCGCGGCATCAAATTCACCGCCGACCTGCAGGACACCGCCGAGGTGGACTGCACGGATCCCGAAAAGGTCGCCTGGCTCGTCCGCGACAAGGTCTCGGTCTCGGGCGAGGTCAACGCCTCGGGCGTCCTCGATAAGGCCGACCTGGCGTTCTTCTTCGACTGGGTGAAGGACAAGGACGCCAAGAACTGCGAGGTCGTGGTCGACATCGCGGGCGGCTACCTCTGGGAGGGCGCCTGGCACTGCTCGGACTTCGAGGTGACCGGGGATCGCGGCAAGCGCTGCGAGATCTCGATCAACCTCAAGTCCGAGGGTGAGATCGAAGGCTCGGCCGTCGACTGATGCGCTACGACGGCAGCATCCAGCTGTCGTTCGGGGGCGGGAGGTTCACCTTCCGCCTCGCGCTCGGCGAGCTTGAGGAGCTGGAGGAGGTTTGCGGCGACCGCAAGCCCGACGGCTCGATCCGCCGCGTGGGTCCGGGCCTGGTGCTCGATCGCCTCCGCACCAACCAATGGACCACGGGCGACGTCCTTCACACGATCCGCCTCGGCCTGATCGGCGGCGGCATGAACCAGTATGAAGCCCAGCGCATGGCCGATCGCTACGTCGCCCAGCGCCCGGCCTGGTTCGAGAATGCCCTGGTGGCCCTCGCCGTCCTCGATGCCGCCTTGGCGGAGCCGGACGAAAGCCTGGGGGAGCCAGTGGCGGGGGAGACGGGGACAGGCTCCCAGACGGCCGGATCTCCTTCGCCAGCATCTATCGAAACGCCGGCGCCCTAGGCTACGACATCGACCAGGTGCGCCGGATGAGCCTCTGGCAGTTCCGGGCCATCGTCGAGGGCTACCGTCGCGCCAACAGCGCTGAGGACGAGAAGCCGCCCGCGCCGACCGACGCGGAGCATGATGAACTCATGGCGAAGTACGGTTGAACGGCTTTCGCAGGCCGCCGGGCCTGATAGTGAATTGCGTTGCGCCGCTGGTCAGAAGGGGCAACTCGAACACGATCTGCCTCGCTGATGTCAGGTCGCGAAGCGCTTGGCCCACGTAGATTTGTGAACCAGATCGATCGTCCCACGGAATGCTGGGAAAGGCCGTAACGTCGGCCGCGTCGGCCTTCCAGTGGATCGTACAGTTGCTAGTGCTTTCGCAGCGGAGCTGATCGCCAACCACTCGGACGAAAACCGAGACGTCTTCAGATCCAGGAATGTCCTGAAGGCAAACGGCAGCTCGCGTCTCAGCGGCTGCCTGGGTTTGATCGACGTTAGGCGCTGCGCTCACGCATGCCTGGTGAGTGATCGTCTGCCTCATCGCGTCCCGCTGCTCGGTGTAGATCCAGCCGTCTGAAGCTGACGCCACCTCCGACTTGGTCGGGGGACCGGAGTTGGCACGTTGGTCGCAGCCGCACACCGCAAGCGCGCTGGCGGCCAAGATCACGCCCGTCCTGATCATCGCAGTCACTCCAGTTTCGTTGGTCAGGAGATGTTATGGCTGACATTGACGTCCAGCGCCTTTTAGTCCGTCTCGAAGCCCGGATCGACAAGTACGAACAGGCCCTGTCGAAGGCGAACGCCCAGACGGACCGCCGGGCTCGGGCGATCGAGGCGCGCTTCGATCAGTCCGTCCGCAAGCTAGACGACGCCGGCCGTAAGATGGGGCGGGTCTATGACCCGCTCCTCGCCGCGTCGAAGCGCATGGAAGGGCAACTGTCCGCCAGTAGCGGCAAGATCCGCGGTGCCCTTCTGGCCACCGCTGCGCCGCTGGGCGCAGGCTTGGTCGCCGGCCTTTCCGCCAACAAGATCAAGGACTACGCGGACGGTTATACCCGCTACACCAACCAGCTGAAGGTCGCGGGCCTTGAGGGCCAGAACCTGACGACTGTTCAGGATCGCCTGTACGCGTCGGCGCAGAAATACGGCGCGCCTTTAGAGCAGCTCGGCACCCTCTACGGCAGAACCGCGTCGGCGCAAAAAGAGCTCGGCGCGTCCACCGAAGACCTGCTCAGGTTCACGAACGGAACGGCGGCGGCGCTGAAGGTTCAAGGCGGCAGCGCCGAAGAAGCGCGCGGCGCTCTTCTGCAACTCACCCAGGGCCTCGGCAGCACGGTATTCCGCGCCGAGGAGTTCAACAGTGTCCTCGAAGGGGCGCGGCCGATCATCCAGGCCGTGGCGCGCGGGAGCGACCGCTGGGGCGGATCGATCGCGAAGCTTCGCGCCGACATCATCGCGGGGAGCGTCTCGAACAAGGAATTCTTCCAAGCGGGTCTGGTCGGTTTCCGCGAGACCGAGCGGGTTGCGGACAAATCCGTCCTGACGATCGCCGCCTCCTTCCAGATCCTGAATAACGCCCTGGGCAAGTACATTGGCGAAACGGATTCGTCGCTCAGCGCCACGGCTCGGTTGTCAGCTGGCATCCAAGGCGTCGCGAATAATCTCGAACTCATCGTACCGGCGCTTGGTGTGATCGGAGCCGCTTACGGGGTGCGCGTGGCGGGTGGTCTGATCAAGGCCAACGCCGCCCAAATCGAACTGGCACTCGCGGTCGCGAGCGGCAACGCGGTGATGATCGACGGGGCGCGTGCGGCTGTTCTGAAATCCGACGCTGCAGTAAAGGCGAACCAGGCAGAGATCGCGGCGATCCAGGCGAACATCGCTGCATTGCGCGAAGAGGCTGCGCAGTATCAAGCCAACCTCGCCTTAGCGACGGAACAGCGCCTGGCGGCCAAAGCAGCGCAAGCGCAAGCGGCGACCAACGCAGCAGCGGGTTTCGGGAACATTCGCGTCGGCGCCGGCGCGCTTTCCGCTCCCGTCAATGCAGCGGCTGCTGCGACCCAGTTTGGCGAGGCCGGGCAAAACGCAATTGCCGATCGTCGACGGCTTGCCGCCGTTACCAAGGAACTTGAAGTCGCGGAAGCCGCCCTCACTGTGGCCTCGGGACGCGCGGCAGCAGCGCAAGCAGCACACACGGCGGCGGTCAGTGCGGCTAGCATCGCTGCTCGTGCGGGCGCCGTCGCGACGCAGCTGTTCACCGGCGCGCTGACCCTCATCGGCGGCAGCGTCGTTGGCGGCGCTGTCGTCTTGGCCCTGGGCGCGATCGTCGGCGCCGTCATCCTGCACAATCGCCACGTCAAGCAGGCAGCGGAAGATCAGGCAAAGCTGCGGGCTGACTCGAAAGCTCTGGCCGAAAAGCTGAAAGAAACTGCCGCCTATGGGCGAGCCGCCGCCGAGGGGGTGAAGGGCCTAGGAAGCCAAGCGGCTACGGCAACGCCGAAGGTCACCGCCTTCGCCGGGGCCGTCGGTCAACTCGCCGACGAACTGTTCCGCGCGGCGGAGGCTCGCAAGGCGGAAGCGATCGCGGCGCTCGAAACTCAGAAGAGCAACGCCAAGGTCAACTTGGACAAGGCTATCGCCCGGCAGGCCGAGGAAACCCGCCCGGTACGGAACTCTGCGCTTGAGGAAGGCGGACGCGGCGCTGCCGGCGCGGCGGCCTCCGTTGGTCTCAACGCTACTGCGGCGCTGGCTAACAGCAATGCCGCCCAGGAAGTCGCTCGGGCGGCAGCTGATTTCAAGGCAGCGGACGCGGAGATCAAACGCCTACGCGGCCTTAAACCTGAGGCCTTCGTTCGGCCGTCGGACTTGACGGGCAAGCGCGACCTTCCGGCCGAGCTTGCCGATCTCCAAACCCGTCTGAAGATCGCCCAGGCGGCGCACAACGGCGCCGCGACCCGCGAGCTTCAGGCGCAGATCTACACGCTGAAGAAGACGTCGACCTACATGAAGGCCGGCCTGAAGTTCGACGAGGCATATGCGCTGGCCTCGAAGGAAGCCGCCGAAATCAAGTCTGCCGCCGAAGGCTACGCGGCGCAGCAGGCGGGCAAGAAGGGCGCTCGCACCGCACTTCAGGAGGACCGCGCGGACCTGCAGCACGACCGCCGCTACGCCGCCGACCTGGCGCGCGCCCAGGACGATCAGCTGCAAGCCCAGGCGGACCTCACGTCCTCGACGCAGGACCGTCTGAAGGTCGAGCTGGCCAGGATCGAGACCGCTCGCCAGGCGCGGGCCGACGAGCTGGCCGACCAGGCCAAGTCTGCGGCCAATCCGAGCGGCTATTCGCCCGCCGAGATCGAGCGGCTGACCAAGCTGGCGAACGATACTGCCGACAAGCAGAAGGCCCGCGCCCAGGCCGTCGCCGACCAGGAAGTCGCCGACCAGGCCGTCGCCCTGGCCGAGAACGACCTTCAGAACCGCACCGAACTGCTCCAGGCCCAGCAAGGCCTGGCGACCACGGTCGCCGAGCGTCGGGACCTGGAGCTGAAGATCCTCGACCTGCAGCAGCAGGAAGAGCGCGCCCGCACCGAGGCGATCATCGCCTCGAAGACGGCGACGGACGCGGAGAAGGCCATCGCCCGCCAGCGCCTCGCGGCCCTGCCGGCGATCGAGGCCCTGCAGCGCAAGGCGGTCGAACGCGCCAACGAAAGCCAGCTGGCCTCGTATCGCCGCTCGCTGATCGTGCCGGGCACGGAACAGGCCGACCAGGGCGTTGTCGAGGGCTTGCAGACCCTGCGGTCCTCGCTGGTGAGCGCGGCGCTGGAGTCGGGCAACTTCGCCAGCGTCCTGGCCAATGTCGGACGGACGATCGGCGAGCAGATCGTCGGGCGCCTCGTCGACCAGCTGCTGATCGCGCCGACGGCCGAAGCGGCGGAAAAGGCCCTGGACGCCCTCTTCGGCACGGCGAGCACGGCGGCCGACGCGGCCGGGACGACAGCGGCCAGCGCCAAGGCGGCGGCCGACGGCGCGGCGGCGGTGAGCGCGGGCGCACTGGCCACGGCGGCGGCATCGGCCACGGCGGCCCTGCTCACCCTGACGGCGGCGGCGACGTCTTCGGCCGGCGCCGAGGGCGCGGGCTTCGTCGCCGGTTTCCTTGGACTCCGCGGTGGCGGCGCCATCCCCGGCTATGCCGGCGGGGGCGGCCTGGTGCGCGGTCCCGGCGGCCCGAGGGATGACGCGATCCTGGCCCAGCTGGCCAGCGGCCGGTTCCTGAAGCTCTCCGACGAGGAGTTCGTGGTCAACGCCCAGGCCACGCGAGAGCATCGCGGCCTGCTCGAAGCGATCAACAGCGGCACGCTGCGCGGCTACGCGGGTGGCGGGTCGATCGCGACGGGCGGAGCGCTGTCGACGGTGCGGAAGGTCAACAGCCTGTCGTTCTCGTCGGGCCTGGCCAATGGCGGCCGGCAGTCGGTCTTCCAGTTCGATTTGCGCGGCGCGATCCTGACGGAGGATCTGATGCACGACATCAACGGCAAGATCTCCGCCGCCGAAAGCCGGGCCGCTATCCGTGGCGCCCAGGGCGGCGCGGCGATGGCCCAGGCCCAGATCCAGAAGGCGGCGGCAAGCCGCCTGGGCCGCTGACATGGCCTTTCTGCTGCCCGCCCTGCCGCGCGCCGCCGAGATCGAACCCGAGATCCCGGACGCCAGCGCCCGCGTATCGCCCACGACCGGCGCCGGCGCGTCCCAGACGATCCTGCGTCCCGGCCGATGCGCCGTCTCCGTGACGATCGGCGATCTCAGCGAAGCGGGAGCCGCCGCCTGGCTGGCCGCCCAGCTGCGCCACAAGACCGAGGGCGGCGCGGTTCGCCTGATCTGGCCTCGCCTGGGCGTCACCGGCCTGCCGGTGTCCGCCGTGGTCGACGGCGCGGGTCAGGCTGGCTCGCTGCTCGCGATCCGTGGCCTGACGCCAGGCTCGACCCTGCCGACCTTCACCCCGTTCAGCTTCATCAAGAACGGCGTGGTGTACATGCACCGGACAACGTCCGAGGTCGTGGCGGACGGCGCTGGCCGGGTCATCGTGACGATCGGCCCGATGTTGCGCGCATCCCCGGCCGACGGCGCGACCCTGGCCTTCACCGAGCCGATGATCGAGGGCGACCTCGACCCCGGCCCGATCAAGTGGTCGGTGAAGCGGCTGCGCTTCCACACCGTGACGTTCAAGATCTCGGAACGATAGCCGTCATGAGCTTCTCGCCCGAAAGGGACGCCGCGCTCAAGCAGCCGGCGATCATGCTGCCGTTCTGCCTGCAATGGGACCTGCCCGGGGGGCCGCTGCGCCTCAGCGAGGCCGGGTTCTTCTCGTTCGAAGTCGACGGCCAGGAAGTCACCTTCCAAGAGCGCGACGAGACCTTCGGCGTGCTGGGCGCGATCGGCCCGATCGCCGACGGCCTGATGACCGAGGCGCCGTCGACCTCGTTCGTGATCTTCCCGCCGACCAACGCCGCCATGGCCGCCCTGGCCGCGCCTGGCGTCCAAGGTTCGCGCGTGCGGATCTGGGAGGTCGTGCTGGATCCGATCACCGGCCAGGTCGTGGGCGAGGCCGACGAGCAGTTCGTCGGCGAAAGCGATGTGCTGACCAACACGGTCGACGAGAACATTCGCAGCCTGACGATCACCGCCAACTCGCGGATGGCGCGGTTCCTCCGCAAGAAGGAAGGCGCGCGGCTGAACAACGGCTTCCACCAGCGGTGCAAGCCCGGCGAGCTGGGCCTGCAATACATGCAGTCCGTCTCGCGCTCGATCCCCTGGGGCTCGGACACCCCGACCAGCGCGCTCAGCGCGGCCCAGGCGGCGGCCTACGCCCGCCTCTACGGCACGACCTACTTCGGGGCCTGACCATGACGCCGCTCGACGTCCGCGTCGCCGCCGCCCAGGCGACGCGCGAGGCCTTCTGTGACCAGACCTTCGAGTGGGGCGTGCGCGATTGCGTCCGCCTGGCGGCCCACGACCTGAAGGGCCTCGGCTATCGGCCGCGTCTGTCGCGGGGCGGTTACTACAAGACCGCCCTGTCGGCCCGGAAGGCGCTGAAGCGAACCGGGTTCGCCACTCTGGAGGCGGCCCTGGATGACCTGGGCCTGGCGCGCCTGCCGTGGGCCTATGCCTTGCCCGGCGACATCGTGGCCCTGCCGTCGGCCGAGGATTGGCCGGCTCTGGGCGTCGTCATGGATCAGACCCTCGTCCTGGCCTTCGCGCCGGACGGTGTCTGCCGCCTCGCCAAGCCCGCCGCCGCCGACATCCTGTGCCTGTGGAGCGCCGCCCCATGCCTCAAGCCGCGCTAGCCGCCGCAGTCTGGGTCGGCAGCCAGGTCGCCTTCGCCGCCGCCGCCGTCGGCGCCTCAACGGTCGTGGCCGCCGCCACTGGCTACGCGACGATCGGCGCGACGCTGGCGGCCGAGGTCTACGCGGTCAGCAAGGCCACCCAGGCCCTGACGCCGAAGATCAAGGGACCGGAGACGGTTCTCCAGTGGCAGGCGGATCCGCGCGCCGGCATCCCCTATGGCATCGGCCGCAGCGCCATCGCCGGCAGCATCGTCTTCAACCAGGCGGCCGGCGACACGAACAAGTTCCTCAACTTCGCGACCGTCTATTCGGGCGCGGGTCCGATCGACGGGTTCGAGGCCTTCCAGGCCAACGGCGTCACCGTGCCGTTCACCGCCGACGGCGGCGAAGGCGCGAGCGGCTACTACCTCAACCGCATGTGGCTCAAGACCCAGCTGGGTCAGGCCAACGAGCCCTATCTGCACTGGACGGCCACCGGCTCGAAGGACACGCCGGCCAATCACGGCGGCATGCCGTCGGAGTGGACCTCAGCGCACAAGCTGTCGGGCCTGGCCGCGTCGCTCTGGGCGCTGGAGTACGACCCGAAGAAATACGCCTCGGGTGTCCCGTCGCCGCGCATGATCGGCCGCTGGGTCAAGACCTACGACCCACGCCAGGACTCGACCTATCCCGGCGGCTCGGGCGCGCATCGTTGGAACGACGAGAGCACCTGGACCTGGTCGCGTTGCCCCTACCGTAACGCCATCACCTGGATCATCGGCCGCCGCTCTGGCGGCGTGCTGACCCACGGGCTGGGCGCCGACATCAGCGAGATCGACGTGCCCGCCTTCGTGCAGGGCGCGAACGTCTCGGACGCCAACAGCTGGTATGTCGACGGCGCGGTCGACAGCCTGGACGACGACTACGAAGTCCTGAAGGCCATGCTCCAGGCCGGCGCCGGCGTGCCGATCCTGGGCGGCTCCAAGATCTCGTGCATGGTCAACGCCCCGGCCGTCAGCCTGGCCACGATCACCGAGGCCGACATCGTCGGGACGATGACGGTTCCCGGCCAGGTCAGCGCGGCCGAGCGGATCAACACCGTCTGGCCCAGCTACACCGAAGAGGCCCTGGACTGGCAGGTCGTGACGCCGGACGCCCCGGTGCAGGTCGCCGAGTACGTGGCTGTCGACGGCGAGGAGCGCTCGATCGAGCTGGGCATGCCGCTGATCACCAGCGCGACCCAAGTCGGCCAGATCTGCCGCTACGCGATCGAGGACGCCCGCGAGCTGACGGGCATTGTCCTGACCCTGTTCCCGCGCTGGAAGTGGCTCCCGCCCGGCGCCTGCGTCACGGTGAACAGCCCGGAGGCGGGCCTAAACGGCCAGAAGGTGCGGATCCAGAAGCGGACCCGCGACCTCTCGACCAAGCTCCCGACGTACATCTGCCGCACCGAAACCGACGGCAAGCACGCCTACGCCCTTGGCCAGACGAACACGCCGCCGGCCGACCCGGCGCTGACGGGCGTGGACCCGACCGTCGTTCCGCTGCCGGGCGATGGCGCGTGGCAGATCGTGGACGGCGTGGTCGCCAATGACGACGGCTCGCTGCCGGCGATCGTGATCCGCGGTGCGGCCGATTACTACAACGCCGTGACGATCGTCGTGGACTTCCGCGAGATTCTCGGGCCGGTCGGCGGGCCGAACACCTTCGGCGAATGGCAATCCCAGTCGTTCCCGGCCACCGCCACCGAGCTGGTGGTGACCGGCGTAAAGCCGGGCTCGCGATATCAAGTCCGCGTCCGCTACATCACGGCGGCCGGGACCGAGAACCCGGACACCGGCACCGATCTGGGCAACGTAACCACGGGTCCGATCGTCAGCGCCGGGGTCAAGACCATCGCCGGCATGACTCCCTCGGCCTTGGTCGACGAGCTGCGCGCGAACACCGACGCCGGGCGCCAGCTGGCCCAGGCCAATCTAGAACTGGCGATGGGCGCGATCGACGAGCGCGGTCAGCTGATCAGCGAGACGTTCCACAAGGGCGTGCGGGTCAAGCGCATCCTGATCGACGAAGATCAGGAATGGGAGGAAGGCGACAAGACCTTCTGGTCGCGCATGGGCCTGATGGCGCTGCTGTCGCCGTCCGGCAACAGCATGATCATGCGGCACGACACGCTGATGTGGTCGACGACGGAAAGCCTGGCCGACCACGTCGAGGCGATCCGCACCCAGATCGGCACCGACATCGCGGCCTTCAACACCCAAATCCGAACCTGGGTGAACTCGTCCAGCGCCGGCGTCCTTTGGATCAACGCACTCGAGGCGAACTTCGGGAACAACTTCCGAGGATCGATCACCCAGACGGCCAGCGTCGTTTCGGGGATGGGCGCGAGTTACACGATCTCGACCGACGTCAACGGCCATGCCGCCGGTTTGCGCCTGGTCAACACGGGGGCGACCTCGGCGTTCGTGGTCTCGGCCGCTGAGATCGGATTTTCGAACGGGAGTACGACCCTCTATCCGCTGGCCATCGTCGGAGGGATCGTCAAGGCGACCAACTTCGAGGCCGACCGCGTCCGCGCCAACAGCATCTACGCGGTCAACATCGTCGCCGAGAATATCCAGACGACCCACATCGCGGGGCGGAACGTCACGGACTCCGTGGTCTCTTCGTCAGGCGTTTCGATCGACCTAGCGGTCGGCGTTTGGACGACGCTTCGGTCGATCAGCTACTACAGCCTCGGCGGCCGTCTGGAGATCTACACGCAGGCCACCCTCGGCAGCTATTCGACGGACAGCTACGCGGATCTGCGTGTCTTGGTCGACGGCGTCGTTCAGGACGACTGGCCGAAATACGTGAAGGGCGGGGCTTACGACCGCATCCCTTCTCTGACCGACGCCACGCCCGGCGCCGGATGGCACACGATCGAGTTCCAGGCGACGCTTCTGTCGGGGTCCGGCACCTGCCGCGCCGCGAACTATTCCGCCCGCATCACTGAACACAAGACGGAGCGCTGACCATGTCTCGCGTTGTGGCGATCTACTACCTCGGCGACCAGCCGGTCGCCGCCTTCGCGGGGCCTGCCGAGATCTTCGAGGCGAACAAGGAGCCGGAAAGCCTGCCGTACCGGCTGATGAACGGCACGCCGTGGGGCGAAATCGAGGGCTACCGCGCCGCCCCGACCCTGGCCGAGTTCGACGCCTGGCGAGCCGCCAATCCCGAGGCCGAACCGGCCGAGGGCGAACCTCAAGAATAGGGGAATTCGGCATGGCCGAAGCGACGACGGGCGACCCGCGCGAGGCGGCGTCGCGCGAGTACATGCACCTGCTCGAAGACTATTTTCAGACGCGCGAGACCGAAGACGCGCTGCGCGAAAAGCGCGTTCAGCTGGCCGTTCGACTGAAGGTGCTGGGGGCGGGGATCGACGCGGCCAAGAACGCGCGAACCGGATTCGCCAAACCTGAGGGGGGTGAAGCCTGATGTCGATCACGACGGACACTGTCGCTCTGCGCCTGGCGCAGCGCCTCGTCGCGCACGGCGTGGCGATCGACGACGTCGAAGCATTCGCCGCCGACTTCGCGCCGGATCTGGTGGATTGGGTCGGCGGCGAAGAGGCTGTCCCGGTCGCGCTGGCTTCCAAGGTAGCGACCACGGCCGGCGCGTGGAACGCCGACGTGATGCAACGTATCGACTGGTGGACGGGCACGGTCGACGGCGGGCCGAACGGCGATGGCATGTACCCCATGACCAACGCCGCCGGGGTGAAAACTATGTTCCCGTCCTTGGCGAAGATTTTCGCCACGGTCGGAACCGTGGGCGATCCGGCGGCTGTCATCTCCGAGGTGCAAGCGCTTGTAGACGACGCCGAGGGGGCTAAGAGCGTTGCGGAAGCGGCCCGAGATCAAGTGGTTGATCGGATCGATCCGGGGATCTCCCTTCGCGATACCGACTCCGCGAACTGGGCGCTTGTTGTTCTGGATAAGAATGACAAGTCGGCTGGCGGCTGGAAGTTGGACGGCACCTTCGCTCCGGTGAAGATCCTCCTGCCTGATGCCTCTCAGATCGCTGGGCGTAGCCTGACGTCTGGACTGATGGCGGAAGGGGTCAGCGACCAAGTCCGTAGCCTCGACGACTATTCTCCGTATGCCTTCGTTGTGCATGACGCCGCCGGCAACATGAAGTTGGCGGTGCCTAAAAACGGGCCTGTCATGGCGCGTGTGACCAAGGCCTTGCGGGTCGAAGCGCTTGACCCTGGCCAGGTCGGCTTCAACGCGCTCGCTGACGAGATCATTCTAGAGCCGATCGAGAACGACAGCGGTCAATACGCTCTCCTCGTCCTCGACCAGGCCAACAACATCAAGTTCGCGGTCCCAAAGTCGGGGCCTGTGATCGCCCGGGTAACGAAAGCTATTCGGGTCGAAACCATCGACGATGGGCAGGTTGGATTTAGCGCCCTGGCGTCCGAAATCCCGCTGTCAGCGGTGGATGCATCGGCTTCCGACCAGTATGCGCTGTTGGTTCTCGATCAGTCGAACAAGATCAAATTCGCTGTCCCGAAGTCTGGCCCGGTTATCGGCCGCGTTCAGCGCGCCGTGGTGGCCGAAAGCGTGACTGCCGGAAGCATCGGGCTGGCGGCGCTCGCTCCGGACGTCACTTCTCAGCTCGCCTCCAACCGCTACGTCGCGCAGCTCACCGGTAGTTCTCCGACTCGAAAGCTATTCGTCAGTGACCGAAAGACCGGTCGCCGCGTCCAGATTACCGCAACGGATCCGGCCGACCCGAAGATCCTGGACGGGTCTTATGTTGCTTTCGTGGATGGTGGAGAGGAGCGCTATCAATCAGTGATGGGCGGCGCGACCTGGCCGGTCTACCCGACCCGTCAGCTAACGCTCTTTGGGGACAGTCTGACAAACGCCGGTCTCGGCGTCAGCAATGTCGGCTCGGTGCTCGGGATCACTGCCGTCAACCGGGGCATCAGCGGCCAAGGGATCGCGGATATCGCGATCCGCCAGGGCGGCCTTCGTCCCGCAATCACTGTCTCGGGCAACACGATCCCGGCCTCGGGCGTGGTGGCAGTCACGGCGATCTCTCCTGCCACGGGGTACCGTGTCGGCTCCGGCTATTCCTTCGTCGGCACCCTGGCAGGCGTCGCTGGGACCCTCGCTCGCGACAACGCAAATGCCTGGACGTTCACCCGCACGGCCGACGGCGCCGACGTGGCGTGCCCGCCCGGCTCGCTCTTCGTGCACGACGCGCAATCTCTGCCGGCACAGAACGATGTGCAATCGATCTGGGTTGGCCGAAACAACGTGGGGGACGCAACGTTCCTTGCGGACCTGCAGAGCGGCGTAGCCCTGATGGTCGGCTTCCTGAAGCCCCTGGTGAAGCGCTACGCCATCATCTCCGTGACCAATGGTCAGAGCGAAGGCATCGGGACCTCGGCCTACCAAAAGATCGCCGACGCTAACGCCTACCTCGCCGCGACCTACGGCGACTTCTTCTACGACCTGAGGTCTGATTTCATCCAGCACGGCCTGACCGTGGTGGGCCTGACCGCGAGCTCGGACGACCTCGCCGCCATCGCGGCAGACAAGCCTCCGCCGTCGCTAATGGGCGACAGCATCCATCCCAACAATACCGGCTACGCCGCACAGAAACTTCTGTTCGCGGCCTGGCTTACTTCGAGAGGGTACTTCCTATGACGGGCCTTGCGATCCGCTTCAATTCCACCTTCACCGATACCGACCTGCCGAAGTTCAAGTACGACGAACTGCTAAGCGATGCCGCCGGCTCGCTCATGCTGCTGGACGTTCGCAATTGGTCCGCCGGCGTACCGGCCAATGCCGCGCTGCTGCCGAACCTGGCGCGCGAACAAGCCGCCCTCTCCGGCATCACCGGCGACACCTCGGCGGTCTTTAAGAAGGTCGGCAGCTTGGAAACGAGCGGCCAAGGCCTGCTCGAGCGAACCACGAAGGGAGGACTGCACGTCATTGTTCGTCAGTCGTCGCCGATCGCGATCGACAATGGCTATACGATCGATGTCCCGACGAACGTCCTGGCGTACATGCTCGCGAACCCGACGCACAATTTCTACTACTCGCAGTGGTCGAAGGTGACGCGCGTGGCCATCGCCAGCAACGGTGGTGCCCCCTCGACCATGAGCATCGAAAACGCGGCAAACGCGGGCTATGTGCGGTTCTCCCATATCTCCGGTCAGCAGATGCCTGTCGGCGGAAACGTCATTGGCAACCGCGAGAGCAATAGCTGGAATGTGACGGGAGACTCTTTCCGCAACCGCGCGGGCAAGAGCAGCGACACAACGCCAGTGGCCGCGAACTATTCAATCTCTAAATCGTTGGCCACGCTCGGCGCCGGCACTCGCCAAAATAACTATGGTCCGATCCTGGGATCGCTTTCGTCATGGGTCTTCTACAGGGCGTATATCGAGGACCTCACACTCTCCGGGCGCTCCTACGCGACGGTCGATGCGTTGGACTACGCCATGTACCAGGAGGCCTTCGGCGCTGCTGGCCGGTTCTATGGCGACACGTACACCGCGCCCAGCACGATCCCCTAGGAGCGGCTAGCTGCTCCCTACGCCAGATGTGGATCCTTGCCGTTCACAGTGATCATCAGGTCCGCCGAATGATCGCCGACAAGAGGCATTCCGTTCTCGGGTGTTCTGTTTTCGTGGGCCTTACGGTGGAAGTCTATGCCTAGGGCGGCGAGGGTGTCACATACAGCAGCGCCACGACCATCCGTGCGAACAGAGACCTCCAGGGGGTATTGGGCCCCGATGCTCAAAACACGGCACGGGGCCGCACGGACGATGGCGCCGCCTGACCGCATCGCTTCGATGATGTCGTTGGTGTAGCCGACGACCTCTTGGTCTGGCTGATAGAGCACGTGGACACGCAACCCGAACTGCTCTGCGACTTTCAGCGACAGCTCTCGTTTCGTATCTGAGGACAGGCGCCGCGGACCTAGTCGGCCCTCCAGCTTCTCGCGAGCGGCCCGTTCGCGCTCCAGCTGAAGAGTCGCCTCGGCAGCCTTCAGCTTGGCCTCTTCGGCGGCCTTATTGGCCTGACTGATTTCCTGCTGCGCCTTGGCCTTATAGGCCGCCAGTTCGCGGTCCTTCTGCTTGTCGCTCAAGTTGGTGAGGTAGAAAATGAGGCCGGACAATACGACCCCGAGCAATGTCACCGACAGTAGCGACACGTTCGATATCACGAGCAGCTTGTCGACGTTCATGCGCGAGGACCGCTGGTTTTTCTGGAGGACGGTGTTGCTCACGGCGAACCTGACCGCTGTGATTGTTACCCTGATTTTCGTAGGCGTGACGGTTTGGACAGAGGACCAAATGAAGGCCCACCATCCTTGCTCCGCTCCAGCCCTCACTTTTTCCGACGGCGCTTCTCGGCATTGGTGACGCCGGCTTTCAAGCCCTTGAGCTCATCATCGGTCAGGCTATCCAGCCAAGCGTCCAGCGCTGAGGAGCTGTGCGAGGGGTCGACGATCATCTTCGGCGGGTTGGGCGAGGAGATCTTCGCCTTCATATCCTGCAGGTAGTTGGCGCAGTTCGAAGCGACGTCGTTCTCTCGCCTCGGGTCGGCGAGCACGGCGGCAGCAAGTGCTTCCAGAGCCTTGTCGGTGAAATCGACATTCGCCCAGGCGCCGATGTCCTCGCAGTGCTTCCTTTGGAGCGTAAGCGCCTCCCAGGCCTCACAATCAACCTTCAGCATCTACCGTTCGCTCCGTGCTCGTTAGCAGCGAAAGCTAAAGCGTAAGCGTAGGCGAGAGTCGAGCCCCGGCCTTCCGTCAATCAGGTGGAAGCGGCTGAGGCGAGGTTGTGGGTGCCCAACTTTGTCTTCATCAGCATTGGCCTGACCCGCGCCCAAGCTGACGATGCACGATCGGCGAAGGCGAGATACGTTTTGCCCGTTGCCTCCCCGGCGCTGTCGAATCTGCGCCCAGTAACACACTCGAAGGCGTGGGCTCCGGTGTTCAGAAGAGGGAGGGTCAGCTCCTTTGCGATCTTTTCTTCCGAGTGGCCGGTCGTTTCATGGATGACGTTGGTTGAAACGGCTACGGTGAGCCTCATGCGATCGACTGGGTGAGGGTGTGTGGCACGAGTAGAGAGCCAGTCGGCGTCGTACAGCCTGTTCCTGCCGAGCGCCCCGAAGAAGGCAAAGGTAGCCAGGATTGCAAAACGGAGGTGGTCGTCAGCGTCCTTGCAAAGGTAATCGGCAACGCTGCGGGGCTGCACGGCGAAAAATCCAATCATCTCCTTTGCCGCGAAACAATCGGCATCGAACTCTAGCGCTCGCGCAATCTCCAAGTCCTCAAGACTGGATCCCCCCTGATCAGCGAATTCGAACACAGATCTTGTAGAGTTATAGCCGCAGTGTCCGTTGATGATGTGTCCGAGTTCGTGAAACGCTACGGCCATCAGCGTTCCGACAGAAAAGCCTTTAAAGCTTAATTCTGCAGGAAGATCTTCAACGCCCCGGGGAATTCCATCTTCACGAGGGATGGTGAGGATATTGTGGGCTTCAATTATTGGCTTGGCCTGAGGTTTGGGGAAAAGGGCGCAAACCGGCGCTGAGTGCTCAAACGCGAGGCCAAACAGGGCGGCTTTCACAAAGAGCGCCTGGGTCACCGCGATACAGTAAGAATTCTCCCTGACCCTAAACGCGACCGCGTTCTCGATGTCGCTATCCAGGATGCAGAAGCGAATATCCTGAGTTACGTTTCGACGTGCTGCCGAGTACGCAATAGCGGCATCGAGCAGATTTGCCATGATGCCAAATATTCCGTCGAACCTTACATTTTCTGGGTCTTCAATGACCGTGTTCGGCCATTTCCAATCGTATTGGATCAGGCTCTCCACTCTTCCGAAATCGGCGTAGTCCAAATATCGCACTACGTACGCACCCCAAGTTGTCGCGTTGAGCATGGGTTTGGCGCCACGTTGCTAGGGCGCGAGCGAAGTCAAGTCACCTTACATCGGGGGTCCACATGGACAAGAACCGCCTGCTGGGCGGCGTGGTCACGGCTGTGATCGTGTTTCTGCTCACTCTGCCCGAGCTGGTGGGCGTGCTGCTCGCCGAGCCGCCGCCGACCACGCGAAAGGCCTGGCGCTCGGTCATCGAAGCTGTCGCGTCGATGGGCGTGGCCTTCGCCGTCGGGATCCTGTGCGCCAACTGGTCGGCCGGGGTCATGACGGCGGTGATCCAGCACTTCCTCCATATCGAGCTGAAGGTTGATCCGCTGGCCACGGGCGTGGCGCTAGCGGTGCTGGTCATGCGCCTTGGTCCGACCATCGTCGCCCAGCTGGAGAAGCGCGCCAGCCGCAAGATCGACGGGGTGCTGCCGTGAGCGCCCTCGCCATCCTCGACCTCTCCCTGCTCTGGGCAGCGGCCTACGCCTTCCACTGGCGCGGTCATCTGCTGGGCCGGCGCGCGGAGGGATGGCCCCAGGCGCCGCGCAGTGTTCGTCGCGCTCTCGACCTGGCGGCCGGTGGGTGCTTCCTCGCGGGCCTCGCCGTCCTGATCTTCCGGGCCGCGCCGAACATGGCGCACCTGGCCGTCGATACCTCGATCGCCGTCTACGCGATCGTCATGGCGATCAACGTCGCCCGTCAGCGCGCCACGCGCGGCTGACCCACGCGAACCCGGTTCGCGTCTCCCGAAAACCTGAACCCTGAGGAGGCAGGCCATGAAGCCGAGCCCGCGATGCATCGCGTTCATCAAGAGCTTCGAGAAGTGCAAGCTCGTCGCCTACATGCCGACCAAGAACGATCGGCCGACCCTGGGCTGGGGCTCGACCGGCCGCGACATCAAGATGGGCATGACGTGGACTCAGGAGCAGGCCGACGCCCGCTTCGACCGCGACTTGGCCATGTTCGCCGCCGGCGTCGAGCACATGATAGGCGGTGCGCCGACCAACCAGGCGCAGTTCGACGCCATGGTCTCGTTCGCCTACAACGTGGGCCTCGATGACGACGCGGACGACATCGCCGAAGGTTTCGGCGACAGCACGCTGCTGAAGAAACACAAGGCTGGCGACTTCAAGGGCGCGGCCGACCAGTTCAAATTCTGGAACAAGCAGAAGGGCGTCGTCCTCGCCGGCCTTACCCGGCGCCGTGGCGCCGAGGCCGCCATGTATCGGGGCGAGCTGTGAGCGCCCTGGTCGTCTGGGCCATCCGTGCGGGCGGTTGGCTGAAGGCCTTCGCAAAGACCCGCCTTGGCCGCGCGGTGCTCGCGGTTCTGATCATCGCCCTCTTGGTCGCGCTGGCCTGTCGCCTGAGCTACGGCGCCGGCGTGGACCACGAAAAGGCCGCCGAGGCCAAGCGGCGCGCGGCGGCCGTCAAGGTCGTGCAGCGCGTGGTGATCCAGGGGCGCGAGATCTCGGCCGACGTCTCCCGCCAGCTCGACGCACGCAAGGTCGAGATCCGCACCGTCACCCATACCCTGACGAAGGAGGTCCCCGTCTATGTCCCTGTCCAAAGCGATCTGGCTTGCACTGTGCCTGTCGGCTTTGTGCGCCTGCACGACGCCGCAGCCCATGGCTCCACCCTTCCCGCCGCCCCCGACGGACCTGTCGAAACCCCTTCCGGAGTTCCGCTCTCTGCCGTCGCCGAAACGATCGCCGCCAACTACGGCGTCGCCTTCGAATGGCGGGCTGAGGCCCTAGCCTGGCGCGAGTGGTACGCGCGCCAGGCCGAAGCTTGGAGTGAGCTGGGGCGCCGGAACTCGGGTGAGAAGCAACTCAGCCGAAGCCAACCGTGACACAGTTGGACCTGTATATTTGGGCGTTGTTCATGTCGGTCCAGGTAACTGGCTCCCACACGTCTGCGCCCTCGTTGGTCCGATAGAGGTTCACCTCAAGCCTGTCATAGACGGCCTTCGTGATCCGCGTGGCGAAGTTGTGCGATAGTGCGCAGAGCTTCGCCGCGTGGTTAGCGGCCTTCCCGACCCAGATGAGGTCGTTAGCTCCCCTTATGCCGTCTTTCACCACTAGTATTCGCGAGCTGTCGATCCCGACGGTGTGGGCAGGAACGTAGGTAACGCTCGGATATTGCGCTTTCAGCGCGGGCCGAATGATTTCTGTGACAGCCTTCTGGATCCGGAAGGCCGTTCTCACGGCGCGGCTCTCTCGTGCGTCACCCATATAGACCGCCATCACGCGGTCGCCGTCGAACGCGGTGATATTGCCTGCGTGGGCTCTTATTATTCTCGAGGCGGAGTTTAGGAACGTCCCGTAGATCTCCGCCGAAAATTCTTGCGGGTAGGTATCAACCAAGACTGTGGAGTCCGCCAGATCAGCGTAGAGGATGGTGGCATCGATATAAATGCCGTCATTCCCCAGTTGGACGGAGGTTTCATCGGGGACGGTTCGACCTTCCCTGGTGGACCACGGCTCAGCAAACTTCCGAGTTACGGCCTCGCGAATATCGTCTTCCAGGGCCATTCAGCCAGCCTTCAGGATCGGCGTTGCGCCCGTCGATGCTACAATCGAGATGTAGACCAGCCATAGTGGTAGCGACAATCCAGTTGCACGGAAGGCGTACTTCACTCGATCGTATTTCTTTTTCAGGATCTCGGCGTTCCGCCATACCTGACACAGCGCGTCCTGTTCTAAGTCATCCTCGGTGTAGCGCTTAACTTTCTCAATGAAATCATCTGCGCTAACTTCAGCGATATCCTTGAAGTAAATGATGCCCTTGTGCTTTGCACCGTCGAGATGGGGGAAGAACGTTCCGTAGAGCCAAGCCGTGCTGAGGGCGAGAAGCGCGAGGCAGGCCCAGGCTGGAATCGTTGCATGGGTGAATGCCTTCTTCACTGGGACGTTGGCTGCCAGCACCCCGGCCATGCCTACGTTGAGCGCGAAGAGAAACGCCGCCTTGCCCTCGGCCCGTGGAAAAAAGCCCTGAAGGCGGTCGAATTGGGCCAGCGCGTATTCACGTGGGCTTGGAATTGCCACCTCGTTTCTCCGACAGGTAACTTAACCTTAGGCTGGGCACACTCGCCCATAACTCGTCACACGTGAACTGAATTTCTCAGCCTCGACCGCCCGGTCCGTAGCCGCGATAGGCGTTGTACGCGCGGTTCGCCCTGCGGCTCTTCCAGATCTCGATGTCCCGCGAGCTGGGCGCCTTCAGCTGAGTCCAAGACCCGCCCTTGGCCGTCCTGGCCGAGAAGGTCACGAACCCCTCGCATGGAAAGCGACCGTCGCTGACGACGGTGCAGCGCGGATGTCGGCCCCATCCGATCGTATCGGGGCCAAGCACCTGAACCATGACCTTCAGCGAGACCCGTTGGGTGACGCCGCAGCGTCCGCAGTGTGATCGCAGCTGCCAGCCTAGAACGTGCATCTCGCCCAGCGTTAGCGCCGTAAGCGGCATAGCCGGCGGACAGACGCGATCGGGGCTTGGTCCACCCATCTCCAGTTTCCAGCCTTCTTGCCCGGACCTCGGGCGGGACCGACGCGCGCCAACGCGTCGATCGACGAGTGCTCCCTCGTCACGCACCGCCGTCGATCGCCGACGGCACGTCCGCCCTGCCCAGGGCGGCGGACTCATAAGCGCCAAGAGGAGCTTCCCGCAAATGAAATGTTCCGTAAATGTTCACGTTCCGCCATGCGACCCGGTGACGCCTGCTGAACCGGCAGCGCCATGGATCGGCGGCAAGCGGCACCTAGCCAAACGCATCTGCCAGATCCTTGCCGCGACGCCTCACGATGCCTACTGCGAGCCGTTCATCGGCATGGGCGGCGTCTTCCTTCGTCGTGCCGTCCGGCCGGGCGTCGAGGTCATCAACGACGTGTCCGGCGACGTCGTGACCCTGTTCCGCGTCTTGCGGGCTCACCCTGAGGCGCTGCTCCGCGAGTTGCGCTGGCGGCCGGCTATGCGCGCGGAGTTCGATCGGCAGAAGGCCGTCGCCGCCCACGACCTAACCGACGTCGAGCGGGCCGCCAGGTTCCTCTACCTTCAGGTCTTGGCGTTCGGCGGGAAGGTGCGCGGGCGGAACTTCGGTGTGGATCCGTCCGCGCCGCACAACTTCGACATTCGCCGCCTTGAGCCGAGGCTGCGGCGGATCCACGACCGCCTTGCCGGCGTGACGATCGAGAACCTGGACTGGTCGGAGTTCATCCCGCGCTATGACCGCGCCGGCACGCTCTTTTATTTGGACCCGCCGTATTGGGGCAGCGAGGACGACTATGGCCGGGAGCTGTTCGCTAGGTCGGACTTCGAGCGCATGGCCGAGCTGCTGGCCTCGATCGAGGGCCGGTTCCTGCTCTCGATCAACGACGTGCCGGCGATGCGAACCGCGTTCGCCTGGGCGGACGTCGAGGCCGTGAACACCGTCTACTCGGTCGGCAACGCAGATCCCTCGGCGCCAGCGAAAGAGCTGCTGATCGGTCGGGGCGTGAACCTGGCCAGCGCGGCCCCGCCTCCGACCTTGTTCTGA